GACGAATCCGAAGGTGCTACCGTTACTCGAGTAGCTCAGGGAGAATATCTTATCGAGGGTGTACTAGGTTTTAACTCAGATGCAGGATGGGGTGGTGTCGATGGTGGTATTGAAATCCCACTCGATGTCAATAAACAACCGTTAGTTTGGGTTAACTCTGAAGTTAACAAAGATGGTTCTATTCTCGTTAAAACACATCATCGCACTCATCCTAATGCGCCTAAATTCGCCCGTAATGATATTGACGGTTTCAATGACGGTGACCCGATTGATATCCCTGATGGTCGTTTTATCTCTGTTCGTGTACAGATGCCAGAGCAATCAATCTATAACGTGAGAATGCGTGAGATGGAAGAAGCGCAGAAAACGGAAGAGGAACGCAGACAAAAAGAAGAGGAAGAAAATCAGGACACCAATAGTGCACCAGAAATGGATAACTGATTGATTATATTTATTTGACTCAAGGATGAGTTAAATACTAATGATAACCATTCCGAATATAGCCGAAATAAGACAATTGTATTACGATTACTATTGATTATACTGTGTTTGCATACAGTGGTTGTATGCTATTAAATATAAAAAGGAATTTAAATGATTATAACAAGAGCTAACGTTGATCAGTTCCCTGATCTTCCCGAATACGTTATTCGAGACATAAAGCAAAATGGTACTGTTTATAACACTACAGGAGGTGCTGATGAAGATGGGGCCTTTATTACTGATGGGGGTTGGGTTGTAAATAATGGAGTAGATACGTTAATGGTGGCGGCGGCTAAATCAGATTATTTCCCATGGTCAAAAATACCTATTCTTGCTGATAGTGATAAAGATGAATCTCCGTCTCCCAATGTGGGTAATGGTGGGTCATCACCTTTCAATCCAAATACTAAAATCACAGTAAATAAGCCACAAAAGCCTGTTATTATTTCTAGTAATAATAATAAACTAACTAATAGCTCAAACAATAGAGAATTAGCTACCAATAAAGGTGTAATGCATTTTAATGGTGTTGTTATTGAGCAACTCGAAACATTTAAAAAGAAATATTTTCTTACAAAAGAAGCCGTTAATTTAGTTCAAGATAAATTGGTAGAGTCTGTTATTAGTTTATACAGTAAAGAAAATAGTATTGATGATAATAATGTAAACTCAGTAAAATTTATGGAATTTAGTGAATTTGATAATAATTCATTTGATGAGTTAGATCTTATGTCTACGATTCCTGCAGAAAACTTAATTAATAACCCTGACTTAATGTCTGGCAAACTTAATGAAATTGCAAAAAACAACGGTACAGTTAATGTTAATGCAAGAATGGCTGTAATTAAAGAAAATAATAAAGCGAGTGCAGCGTTAGTTAGAACCGATGGTGTATTGGTGACGAAAGAAGTGCCTGTGTATCCCGCCAATTATATTGGCAATGGCTATCATATGGTTATTAAAAATTTGGGAATAGAATATGCGCTTTTACCAGCAGATTCTTATAGTGGACTTGGTTTGCAAGGGAATATTATTCAAAAATATTCAAATGAAAATAAAAAGTTCTCATATCCAGAAAAAGTAGAATTACCTAATAAGGTAGAAAACAAAAGGATAGAAGTACCATATCCACATCAATTTAATGATGCAATTATTGTATTTCCTAGAAATTCAAACTTACCGCCTTTGTATGCTTATTCGGGCTTCCCTGCAATTGCACTTAAGGATAAAGATCCGCGCCCTCAGCAGGAAAAAGAATTTAATGACATCAAAGATGGGGTGAAGTTTACAGCATCATTTTATGAACAAATAGCTAAAGAATATGGGGTAAAAGCCGAACAACTATCTAGGGAGTTAGCAGAACAAGCAAAGGGAAAAACTATTCGTAATGCTGATGATGCAGCTAAGGCTTATGAAAAATATAGAGCTAATACTAAAAAGCGGATCAATGCAGCAGATAGAGCTGCTATCGTAAAATATATAGAGTCAATCAAAGTCGAGGAGCTTGCAAAAAGATTACAACAATTCAGTAAAGGAATGGGATATATTAACAAAGCTATTTATACCTATGAACTATACGATGAGTATAAAAAAGCTATAAAAACTGATAACTGGAGGCCATTTTTTGTTAAAGCTGAAACAATAGCTGTTGGATATGCCGCTCCTGTTGTCGTGGGATTTGCATTTAGTATGCTATTAGGTGGCCCAGTTGGGATATTAGGCTATGGATTAATCATTGCAACTGTTGGAGCTTTAATCGATGATAAACTAATCGAAAAAGCAAATAAGCTAATAGGAATTTAATTACATAGATATTAAAGGCCATTTATATATTATATAAGTGGCTTTTTTACTAGAATAGTTATTATACAAAGTATAGAAATAGGGATGGCAAATATAAAAACCATTATGGAATATAGTGCTAATATACCTTTTTTCCCAGGAGTATCTATAAACCAACCTTTATTCCAAAATTCTCTAGTGGTAAATTTTAAGAAGAAGCATTCAACAGCCCATTTAGCAAATGGATATAAAATAGCGTTGATAATACTCATAAATAACCAGAGAAATCCATCTCCTAAACGGAGTTCTTCCCACGAAAGAATCACATGAATTGCAAGAATGAAAAATCCCCAGAACATATTATTAACATAATATTTTTTATTCATATTCAGCTCCTAATGGGCAATTAGTTCTATTTTATAGCATACTATATTAATGTTAATGATTCTTATTTTCAATTCGGTTTAAGGTTTTAATTCTAGATAATTTCACTTGTTTTGCTGAGACATTCTCATTTGTGCAATCACTTATTGTAGGTTACATCTATCCTACAATAAGGAACCAATAAGACATACAAATAAAAGGGTTTATCATCCTGACGTGTTAAGCAAGAGGATTAGGTGATATGCATATTATTTCGTATTTAATGAATTAATATTGCTCTGGAATTCTTCTTAATGTGGGATTGAAAGAAATAATTTATTACACTTTGTTACAAATAGAAAACCCCGAGGAATGACCCTCAGGGTTTTGTTTTCAAATGCACGTGCATTTCGCGTGCACTTTCAAGTCCTTTTGTTGTTCGTGTGTAGTCTTGATGATTTCGCTAACTTCTTGTTTTTGAAACCGTTGTCCTATCACTGACCCACCAAATTTGGTGGAGCTGGCGGGAGTTGAACCCGCGTCCGAAATTTCTACATTCTCTAGTGTGGTATAAGTAAAACAACAGCTTGCTATAAATATCAATAAGATAACTGGTGATAACTCGTGTTACTTGGTGTTGTTTTGTGTTCGTTTGTGGTCTGTGTGGACATATTATGGACATTGTAATGTCATTAAAATAAAAATTGAAAATAGAATTATTTGTTTAAGGATGTTAATGGATTCTTTGTAATTGCATCTTCTAAATGGGTAGGGGCAAAGTGCGCATAGACCATTGTCATTTTTATATCTGAGTGGCCAAGTATGTCTCTTAATACCAATATATTTCCTCCGTTCATCATAAAATGGCTGGCGAAAGTATGTCGCAATACATGAGTGCATTGACCTTCTGGTAGTTCAATACCTGATTTATTTACTATGCGTTCAAAATTTTTACGGCATGGTGTAAATAGTTTTCCCCTCTTTTTGGGGATTTCATCATAGAGTTCTTTAGAAATAGGAACTGTACGTACTTTTTTACTTTTTGTTTTACTAAATGTGATGCGATATGGTGTTACTTGGCTACCTTCTAGATTTTCCGCCTCGCTCCATCTAGCTCCTGTTGATAGACAAATCTTTGTGATTATCAAAACACTTTTATTTCTGGATTCAGACAAGGCTTCTAGTAGACGTTTAATTTCATTTTGATATAAAAAGGTAACCATTGTTTCATCGACTTTAAATGTGGGTAGACCAGCAAGAGGATTGGGTAAATCCCAATGCCCTAATTTTTTTAAAGTACCAAAAATAGCTGATAAGTTTCTTTGTTCATGATTTACCGTAACAGGCTTTATTTCCATTAATCGCCCGTTAATATCAGGTATTTCGCCTTTTAATCTGCCTTCTCGATAAAGACTAAAATCAGAAGCCGTTAATTGAGATGCAATTGGATCACCTAATCCCGCACAAATTGCCTTTAATTTTGACATCATGCGAACAGAATCAGTTAATGTTCTCCCGTAGAGGTCATGCCATAAAATTATTAAATCAGATAATCTTCTATTATCTTGTTTCTCTCCAAGCCACGGTTTATCTTCTATTTCTGCAAGAATAAATTTTTCATAAGAAAGGGCTTCACCTTTAGTAGCAAACTTTTTGCGTATGCGCTTACCACTGACACCGTTGGGGCGCAGGTCACAAAGCCACTCTCCAGAATCAAGTTTTCTAATTGTCATTCTATAAATTTTCAATAACAGTTATTACACGGCCTAAAACGGTCAAATCGTCTAAATTGCAATCAAAGGGAACTCCAGAACCAGAAACACGAACTTTTTTAATAGGGATAAGAGTTAATTCCCGTATGCTAATTTTTCCTTCAATATCTACCAACCACTGACCATCAAATATATCGTCAAAGTTTTCTTCTAAAATATAGTAACTATCGCCATCTTTTATACATTTTGCCTTTTGAGGTAGTGGAGCTGTGCTTTTGAGCATTGCTTTATCAAATAAAACATCATCAAACATTAATAGACGTCCATTCACTAAACGCGAACAAGGGATTTTTAGAATGTCTACTTTTTCATTTGTGAAGGTTTTACCTATACCAAAAGCTAACCACTCCAGACTGGCTCCAGTTTCTAATGCACATCGAACAACGATATCAGATGGAAATAAATCTCTTTTATACCTCATCGCCAAACTACTACTTGCTATACCAAAATGTAGTGCTAGAGCTATTTTTGTATCAAAACCGTAAGCTTCAATAACTCTATCTAACACCTCTGATCCACCCTTGGTAAAATCTATTTGTAGACTCAAGTGAATATTCCTCTTGATTTGTAGGTATAAGCGAGTGTATTATTCGCTTATAGCTAGTGTTGAGTAATGCTAACTAGTGCGGACTAGTGAGAATTAAAGGAGATTTTGCCTTATGAAAGATCAATGTTCAATCAATATAGGTAAGCAGAAACGGTATATCCCTATCGCAGAATTTTGTAAGCAGTACGGTATGACGCTTGATTCTGCAAGATGGCAAGTGCGAGAGGGTAAGTTGAAAATAAAACCCAAGAAAAAATCACACGAGCGAGTTTATATAGATTTAGAGCATTACCATAAAGAGTGGTATGTCTAAATTTTTAGCTTTAGGTTGATAACCAATACACGAATAGTGAACTTAAAGAAGAATAAACACCATGTTTGATTATCAGGTTTCCAAACAAGCGCACTTTAATAATGCATGCCGTGCTTTCGCAAATACCCATAAAGGGGATTTAGTGCAAATAGCTGAAAGTATCGGCATGAACGCCCAAATGTTGCGTAACAAGTTAAATCCTGAACAACCGCACCAGTTAACGTGCATTGATTTAATGAAGCTGACTGATGCAACCGAAGACGCATCGATTCTTGATGGAGTTCTAGAACAGATGCAATGTCAGCCGTCAGTGCCAGTTAATGAAGCGTGTGATTCTAATGTACCCGCTTATTTATTAACGGCAGTCGGTGAAGTTGGAAAATTAGCAACAAATACAGTTTCAGGCGGTAATTTAAATAATGCGCGTGTCGCTGAATTTAAACGTTCTGTTAATACAGCAATTCGTTGTTTAACGTTGGCAGGCATAACACTATCGGCAAGATTACATACTAATCCAGCGTTTGTCTGTGCAGTGGATGCAGTAACCAATCTTAGCCCATCAATGATGTGAGGTTTTAAAATGAAATTAAATTCATTACAGCTTCAACAACACAAATATAAATTATCAAGTGATTCATTTAAAAATGAAAATAACAATTCTATTTATATTGTTAGTTTTATTTTATTCATAGGTTATTTATTAATATCAGCTTTAAGTTAAGAGGTGTTTATGTCAAACCAAATTATTGTAAATGGTATGTTGGAAACAAAAAACTCGGTATTTGAATTTTTTGAAATAAATATTCATAGTAATGATTTTAGTGGAAAGATACTTGCTTTTCATAATGGTGTTGCGGTAGGTCATTTGAGTTTTTTACCTGAAACCGATAATTCTTTTAAAGGTGTAGTGATTTCAAAACAAAAATTAACTGATGATAATAAAGAATCTGAAATTTTAAAGTTTATTCGCCAGAAACAATCAGCTAAAACTCATTTAAAAAATGCGCTTTTTCACGAAGTGGAGTCATGCTTAAAGAAAGGAATTCTAAAGGCAGAAGATATTGCGACACAATTAACAATCGCTCGTGATGAATTGATTGATGCTTATGCAGAATCAACAGAATTTGAAGATATACCGTTTTAAGTGAGGTTGTTATGTATCAGAATCAAATTGAAAATGAACAACGTGCTTTTCATATTCCAGTTGCTCAACGTGTCGATGGATTAAACCATACCGCTAAATTACGTTCTCGTCACTTTGGTTTACAAAATGAAGAATTAAAACGTTTCTTTTTTGATATGAGAGATCCATTTGATAATTGTTATAAAGAAAATAAAAAATTCTTAGGTGTCATTTTATATATGGCGGGTATTCCGAAAGAAAGACATGATTTAAAATTTGAAGATTTTCAAACATCGGAAATATTCGACATTATTAAAGCCATTAATCATATCAAAGCCGTTACGGCTTTATTACCTAAACAATTAGCATTACCGCAATAATTAATTAAACCCAAAGTAAAAATAAATGACCTTAATCGGTCAGGGATTTTTGCAACCTAAATAAAGGAAATACATTATGAGAACATCAATACCAACGCCAATTTTTATGCCTGAGAAAATTACCAATAACGAACACGCCATTGTTTTAGATTCCACATTAGCGTTAGCACGCAATGAACAAAAGCAAGCCTGTGCAGATAGATACGCATCCCATATTCGCAAGTTATCTAGTCTTATCATTCAAAACAAAATGGATTATGCCGACGTTGCTGAACTGTTGGAAAGTGAAGCATCAGAGTTAGAACGTCAAGCACAAGAGTTAGTTAGTGAGAACTTTTCATGAAAAAAAGGCGATACAGAAGATCACTGTATCGCTAGCAGTTATTTTGCTGGTTCGTTTCTAGGGATGTCTGAGAGTGAAAATTTTCTTTTTAGTAAATCAACCTTGTCAGGGATTGTTGAGAACACGGCATCATAACCCCGAAAAGTAGCATCATCTGCAATCATATTGACTAAGTTAAGAGATTTTAGAAATTCACATATAGAGACGTAATCACCAAGCCCTGACCCCTTAATACAACGGTAAATGTAACCACCATGATAGAGCGCAACGGGGTAAGACATTGATGAACAACTGTTTCTACTTTGTTTATTTAGCCATTCGGTAATTTTTTCATCGTAGTCTGGACGGGGGCAATCACGTGTATATCGATGTTCCATTTCAAATCCTTATATTGAGATATTAAAAATGACTATTTCAGCATCATCAAAATTTCATAATATAAGAGTATCACCATGGGATAAACCCTCAAAACCTATTGAACGCCCATTTGAAACCTACGAGCAAATCCATCAAAAGGAACGTGAGCATAAGGCGTTTCATGATGCGGAAGCCTTATTATCTAAACAACCTAAATTAGTACAACTCGTTGTTAACAAGCGATATAGCGATTTAGATAAAGAACAAGGTCGTAAACGCGCTAATGCATATCTTGCTAAAACCTTTGTTGAAAGAACCTACCCAAGAATAAAGATGATCACTGACCGTTATGCTTTGCCTGCGATGACGGTAGAAAACTGTAATTTCTTCAACCGCTTTAATCGCCTGCCTGATATGTCAAAAAAAGATATCGAAAATCTTGCGTGGGATATCGCTAACTTAATGAATGAACAGCTTGTGGTAGTGGGTAAAGAAAATATCACTGATAGTGAATTGAAATTAACCTACAAACTTTTTTTACATGCCTCAAAAATTACCGCAGGTTTTAAACAAGATGTGCCTAGATGGGCAAAATTAACCACACGTTATTTTAATCAGAAAGATGCTGATTCGGCTATTTCTCGCATGATGTCAGATAAATGGTGGCTTAACCGTTTACGCAAATATGCGTCTCAATGGCGTGAGCATTTAAGCATTGCAATCAATTTGGTCAGCAAGAAAGCCAATATCTATGCGAGTAAAACAACCATCAACGAATGGAAAGAGCAAAAGAATCGGACGCGTGAATTTTTAAAATCTATGGAGCTGGAAGATGAAGAAGGTAATCGCGTTAGTTTGATTGATAAATATTATGGCAGTGTGGCCAACCCTGCAATTAAACGCACTGAAATGATGGTGCGTATTCGTGGTTTTGAAGATATCTGTAATGAATTAGGTTATGTCGGTGAATTCTACACATTAACCGCCCCGTCTAAATATCATGCAACAACGATACACGGTCACCGTAACCGTAAATGGAATGGTTGCAGTCCTGCTGACACACAAAAATACCTTTGTAAGCTATGGAGCAAGATAAGGGCTAAATTGCACCGTAAAGATTTGCGTGTCTTTGGGATGCGCGTTGCTGAACCTCATCATGATGGTACGCCTCACTGGCACATACTGTTATTTATGTTGCCATCTCAACTCGAAGAAATCCGCTCAATTATTAAAGCCTATACCGTAGCTGAAGATAACCACGAATTAATCACTGATAAAGCGCGTAAAGCGCGTTTTTACGTTGAAGAAATAGACCCTGACAAAGGGTCTGCAACGGGGTATGTCGCGAAATACATCTCAAAAAATGTCGATGGATATGCACTTGATGACGAGCTTGATGATGAAAGTGGCAAGCCAATGAAAGAAGCGGCAATGGCAGCTGCTGCATGGGCAGGACGTTGGAATATTCGTCAATTTCAATTTATCGGTGGTGCGCCTGTGACCGTTTACCGTGAATTACGCCGAATGGCTGACCACGATAGGGCGATGGGTTTAGATGTGGAATTTGCCATTGTTCATGATTGTGCGGACGGTGGAAATTGGGCGGGTTATATCAATGCCCAAGGTGGTCCATTTGTTAAACGTGAAAACCTTATCGCTCGTCTTTGGTATCAGGAGTCGGAAGACACTAACGAATACGGTGAAGAAGTTATTCGTGTAAAAGGGGTTTTTTCTACGTTAGTCGGCATAGACACACCTATTTTAACCCGATTGAAACAGTGGAAGATTGTGAAGAAGTTAGACGACGCGCATGCGGAGTCTGCTTTTAGTGACGCGAACGCGTCACCTAGGAGTTCTGTCAATAACTGTACGGGGAAAACCCGAACGATTAACGATGAAGAAAAGGTGGTAACAGAAATTTTAGATAATTTCAGGTCAATCGGGCATGAAATAACCCTAGAAGATGCCCAAAAAATGAGAAATGGGTCGGGAATAGTCATTGATGATAAGGCGTTTAGAAGTTTTAAAGACGGTTCTTTGATTAGAGCAGACACAACACAACTGAAATATCGTCAATTCCATGAACGGAAAGCGCGTATTTTTAATAAAGTGAATAAATTAAGGTCTATAAACTCTCTGACGATGGGATGTAAAAATAATATTAACTAAATGAAGGTGCAAAAATGAATTTTTGTCAATCTTGCTTTGAGTGCAAATAATGTATTTTGTCAACTGACCACTTTTATCATATTAAATTGAAATTTCTTTTTATTGGATAGATGTTTCATTTCTTGGAATATTGATTTGTATCACATAATTTTCCTTCTTGAGGGTTCACAAAACACATAAACAGATTATACTGTTTATTCATACAGTGTTCTTTAAGGGTATGATAATGACAGATAATATAAAAAGCATGGAAGCATTTGAAAGAATTGCACTTATCGCAAAAGTAGGCAGTTTTGATTCTTTCACATCGCAGGAAAAAGATATCGTTTTATCATTAATATTTGAGTTGGCAGAAAATGCAAGAGTGGATTTGTTGGAAAAAAATAAGCCACAAAATGTGGCTCAATAATTTAAGCAATGGGCGCTTTGAGTAAATCAAGCGCCATTTGTTTATTATCCGGTAGCAGTTTATCAATCATTTTATTCACGTCTTTGGCGCTAGGACTTAGTGTGTGGCTAAAAGTGACGTTTAAAACGAAAGTCATTCCGCATTCTAAGTCCGTGCATTGACAATAAAGGTCAGCAAATTGGCGATGTTTTCTATTTGTTGTTCTTATGATTGCCTTTTCACCGCACGCGGGGCAGAGGACTTTCATCACTTTCATATTACGAACTCCAAAATAATCGAACTTACGTAATTTTACCTTTTTTTGCCTCATTCTGCACCCAAACTGTTGTTATCTTTCTTAAAGTTGATATGCAAATGTGACGGTATTTCAGGGTCACTATTGACGGCATTCTCAAACATGCGTTGCACGGGGATAACCTCATCTTGTCGATAGGCTTCACGGGCTTTGATTGGGTCACCTAAACCGCCAACGTTACCAGGAATAATCCCCGCTAAACCTGCGGGAAAGCGGTGTGCGGTTAAAATATCTTGAGCACTGATATTTTTAACATTATTAAATTCATCATTAGCAGAAATATCCCCAATAGGCATAAATTTAATCCCTTCGGGATCACCATTGGGAATATGTACAAACATTGTGGAAAAGTTACCAATGCCTTTGCTTTGTTCTAAGTTTTGGATAATTTCTTTTTCGACTTCATCGGTCAGTGATGGGTCATTACAATAAAGAACCCCACCCGTATGGGCACCGTTGTGATAATAGCGACGACGAAATATGGTGGCTTCACTGTTAAGTAAAGAAGCATGAATACCGCCGATATAATCGGGAATACCATAAACCTGTTGTTGTGGGTCATATTGTTTTATAAAAATGACATCTTCAGGGGGATAAATTAACGGTTCACCTTCTTGTAAAATAACAAAACAATCATCTTTACGGCGTCGCATAAATAAAGAGGGTAATACGCATAATTCAACTACTTCCCCCCAGTAATTCCGTACTTTTAAAATGGCCGTATCACCGAAAATTAAGTAATTCATAATCGATGCTTTTAAATCTTCATGGGTTAATCCGCCATCAATAAAATCTGCCAATATCATATTTTGGCGAGCATAGAGAACACCACCATGTTGCGCGTTGAGATTAACTAATTGTGCTAGAGCAATACGTTCAATGGGTAAGATATAATGGTCATAATCATTGTCGTACCAGATATTTTGATATTGGGTTTGTGTCGTCAAAATAGGTTCAGGTTTACCCAATGTAATAATGCTCATTTTTTTTCGATTGGTAGAAACTGGCTCAATCTTCCTTGATTTTTTCTTTCCCATTTAAGTAACCTTTTTCTTGATGAAATATTTGGATTTATTTTGTTTGTCAGTATTCAATGGCTCGTTAATGGCCGCATGAGCAATTGCCCAGAAAATATCAGCATGACCTGTTTCGATACTACGGTCAGCGACAAATGTCATTGAGCCACCTTTACTGGTAGTATCTCTGCGAATACCGAGAAAACTGGCGGTGATTTCTTTTTGTTCTTTATCCCACTCGATACGTTTTTCATCGACTAAATCAATCATTTTAAGAACTAATTGAATTTTCATGCTGTTACTGTAAGTGATCCTCATGGTCTCTCTCGGTGCAAAATCTGACACCATTTCATGCACACCACTACCCAACCCTGAATCATCAATCCCTATGTGGGTAAAGTTATAACGCTTATATAATTCTTTGATGTCATGATTCTGGCGCTTCCATGCCATATCATGCCAATAATGAACGGCTAGAACACGGAAACGCTCCTCTGGTGAAGTGGGCGGGGCTAAAATAACAAAAACGGAGGTATCGCCAGAACGGGCAGGATCATAACCGCCCCAAACCTCACGATTGCCAAAAGGGCGGGATGCTTTCGGGTTATGGTCTTCCCACAGCGCGACATCAACCCAACACTTTTCTAAATCCCCATATTTAAAGACGGATGCGCCACTATCCACAAAGACACACATATACAGCATATTGAACGTATCTTTGTTATAACGATTGCGAAGTTTTTCGATTGATGCCAGATTAAAACCGCCTTTAATCGCATCTTCCAGCGTAATGACATAACGCCATTGACCATCAGGACAATCTCGTCCGCCGTCCTGCATCTCTTCAAGTTTAGGAAATTTAACGTTCTTACGTTCTTTTTCATTTCCACGCCATTCGTCACCCGTCCAAAACGGATATGCGGGATGGGTTTTTGAGCTAGGCGTAGAAAAATAGGTTGTGCGCCATTTATCATGCGTTGCCATTGCAGAGGCAACTTCATTTAAATGTTTAAAGTTCGGTACCCAAAAATATTCGTCACAATAAAGATGACCTGAATAGCTTTGCGCGGTGTTTTTATTGGTGGATAAAAAGCGAAGTTCTGCGCCATTGCTTAAACGAATCGGGTTGCCTGTTAATGTCACCCCGAAAAATTGCTCTGCAATATTGACAATATAGGAGCGAAAAACCTCGGCTTGCGGTTTTGATGCGGATAAAAAGATTTGTGGGTCGCCCGTGAGTACCGCATTTTCCAGCGCTTCAAACGCAAAATACCAAGTCGCCCCAATTTGGCGTGACTTTAAAATATTACGAATGGATTTTTTAATGTTATTGCGTAAATGTTTTTGATAGCCAAAAAGCATTTTGTCAGCGAATTGCTGAAATTGTTCTTCTGTTAATTCAGAAATATCATTTTTACGATAGCGTTTTTTCTTCCTTGGTTCACCATCGTCAGACTCATTATCATTTGAGTAACCAGATTGATTATTTTGTGCTTTTGCCTGCGCCAGCTTCTCTGCGTGTTTATTTTGTTGCGCCATCAATTTGATATGATGGTTAATTAAACGGTCTAACTCCTCTTGTTCAAAAACAGTTTTATTGTTTCGCTCACTGAGCAAAATAATGCGTCGATTAATCGCATCTAAAACCGATTCATGACTGAGTAAATCCTGCCAATTACCTTTTTCAGCCCAATAGTAAACGATTCGCCTATTCGGCAAATTAAGTTCTGTTGCAATTTCTGCAGGAGTATAGCGTCGCAAGTACAGCGATTTCGCTACTCCTATTAATTCATCTGAATATCGTGAGTTCGCCATAATGTAAAACATTATGCCGAGTCACAGCCTATCTGGCGTTGCCATAAATTTGGTTATGCGCCATATCCAAATTTAACCATTCGCCCACCTGATGGAATTTCGCAATACTATTGACTCAAACGGAATTATCGAAAGTACCCACGGAAAGGGGGGATTATGTAAACAATGTCACAGTTAAGGACGACGTGGGTTTGCATAGCCACGGAAGGCGAAACCGTTGACGGTCGTGAAATTCTCCGCAATGAAATTATTGAAATGGCGGAAACCTACGATTATCAGCGTTATACCGCCATGATTTGGTATTTACATCCGCCAAATGGGAAACACGTCAGAGAGCCTGGCGAGAAACCTGTCGGAGAAGTTATCGAAGTTAAAGCGGAAGAAGACGACGCGGGCACATTACATCTTTATGCCATATTGCGTCCATTTATTCGCTTATTAGAAATGAACGCACAAGATTATGGGCTATTTCCTTCTGTGGAGATGAATTTAGATTTCCAAGGGCAAGGAATAACATATCTAGAGGGATTAGCGGTTGTTGATGACCCTGCTTGTGTTGGCACGACGCGTTTTAACTTTAGTCGGAAAAGAGATAAAGGGAATGGAAGTATGAAAGATAAATCATGGCATAAAATGTTTGGCATCGAAGAACCAGCACCGGAGCCAGAAAAAAAATCAGAAGAGCCTGCAAAACTTCAAGTATTAGCGGAAGTGTTAGCTGAGCTAGAAAGTAAATTTAGCACATTAAAAACGATGCTAACAGAAACTCAGCAAAGCGTTGAAGAAGTAAAAGAAGATGTTGAAACCGTCAAAGAAGTGGTTGATACAGAAGATTTTTCAAAATTGCGCGATAACTTACCAAATATTGTTAAAAACTTTAGCAAGTTAGACTCTATTTCAACAAGAAAACCTAGCGCTAATCCGACAGGAAATAAAAACAAACGTTTTGATTTTCTTTAATTCACTAGGATAGGAAAGGGATTTCTATGCAATTAAATCAACGGGCTAGACAGTATCTAAAAGCCTATGTTAATGGGTTAGCAGAAGCTTACGGGGTTGATGATACTTCTAAATATTTCTCGCTAACAGACCCAAAAGAAACGGCACTGCGTTCGGCATTAATGGAATCGGTTGACTTCCTAGGCATGATCACCTGCATGGACGTAGACCAGTTACAAGGCCAAGTCGTTTCTGTGGGTAATCCAGGTCTTTTTACAGGACGTAAAAAAGGCGGTCGTTTTTCTCGTGATACCAATGTGGATGGTAATACCTATCAATTGGTTGAAACCGATTCAGGTGCATCACTTACGTGGCATTTGCTGTCAGTTTGGGCAAATTCAGGCACAGAGAATGAATTTTTCCAACGTATGCAAGTATTTATCAATGAATGCTTTGCATTAGATATGTTACGTGTTGGGTTTAATGGGGAGCGTGTTGCTGATAGCACTGACCCTGATGCTAACCCAATGGGTGAAGACGTTAATATTGGTTGGCATGCAATCGCTAAAAAATGGGATGGTGGTAAGCAAGTTATTACCACACCAGTCAAACTGGACGATAAGGGTGATTTTCGTTCTTTAGATGCGATGGCATCAGACCTTATTAATACCTGTATTCCAGTTGAACACCGTACTGACCCGCGATTAGTTGTACTTGTCGGTGCTGATTTGGTTTCAGCAGAGCAATATCGCTTATATCAATCGGCTGACAGACCAACGGAAAAAATTGCCGCACAAATGTTGGGTAATACTATTGCAGGACGCAATGCCATTATTCCGCCATTTATGCCAGGTAAACGTATGACAGTCACTATGCTGTCGAATCTTCACATTTACACTCAACGTAATACGCGTCAGCGTAAAGCAGAGTTTGTAGAAGACCGTAAGGCTTATGAAAACAAATACCTGCGTAATGAAGGTTATGCGTTGGAATATCCAGAGCTTTATGCTTCTTATGATGAAAATGCGGTCACCATTGGTGAATTAACCGAACCTGCTGAAAAACTGGATAAAGAGTAATGTTATCACCCGCACAACGACACCGAATGGAAGTTGAAATGCAACAAAAACTTGAACAGCGACAGGCAGTTGCCATTGCTGACGGTGAAAGTATGCATCTTCAAGCGCGTGCCATTGAGCGGGATGTCAAACGACTGCGATCACTCAATCAAACATATGAACGTGTGGCAATGAAACGAGATGAATTATTGCCCATGTATCTACCGACAGCACAACGCTATTTAGATGAAGGCGAAGTGTATCAAAACCCGATTTTTGTGTATTGCGTCATTTGGCTATTTGATGTGGGGGAGTTCGATAAAGGACTGGACTGGGCGGATATCGCCATTGCGCAAGGACAGCGCACCCCCGACAATTTTAAAAGTGGTTTCCCTGCTTTTGTGGCTGACACCATCCTTGAATGGGCACAGTTAGAAGCGGAAGCAGGAAACCCCATTGAACCTTATTTTTCAAGGACATTTAAGAATGTCACCGAAATTTGGCGAGTTCACGAAAAAATACAAGCGAAGTGGTTTAAATTCCACGCGTTAGAGTTATTAAAAGGCGATATGGGCGATGCAAGAGCCAGTGCAATTGATTGTGTTGATACGTTGAATCAAGCCGATGCCTATCTTGCTAGAGCACATCAATTAAACCCGAAAAGCGGGGTTAAAACGCATCGTTTGCGCATTGCCTCACGATTACGGGCATTGGAGCAAGTGTAAAGACTACCGCAAGCCAAAACGGGCAGGGTGGAGACAAAACAATTTGATTGTTATTGGTCGGGGAAACCTGTTCGCCCGTTTTTTTAAGGATAAAAGGATGAAAGGGAAGATATTACGTTGGGTTATCGTTCTGTTATTTTCAATCCCGTTGTTAACGGGTGTTTTAACGCAGAACGAAAGTCTTTTAAATATTGGTGTGTCAATGGCTTGGATTACTGTGTTATTGGCTTTGTTTTGTAGCAGTTTTGTTTTTATTGCTTGGTATGCGGTTTCATTTATCAAAAATTTACCTGAAAAAAATAAAAGTGAATTAAGTAAGCTTTTCTTTGAGGTGACAAACACACCTAAAAATAGATTTTTCTGGTTATTCCTCGCCAGTGACATTGTTGGAATTATCTGTCTGATTTTATCGGGTTGGATTATTACCGCGATAGCCTTCATCTTTGTTTATTTTTTGAGTCAATTAATAAAGTATTTTTCTTTAGATGCGCTCGATACCTTGAATAAAACGAGTACAAGTGAATGTTAAACGGTAATAGCGTTACTTATCAAAACGAAACACTGACAAATGATGAATTTTGGCCTGATTTAAATTTAGGTGATTTTCAAAAGAGTCGCGCTATTCCAGCCAATATCGATGCCGATTTTATTGCTGATGCATTATTAACCACGGTCACAGAAATTAATTGTGAATTAAAAGATGTGAAAAGTTATTGGCTATCAAAAGGTGTTAATCAGGCAAAAGACGCTCCAGGCGCAAAAATAAAAGGCGTTAATGCCCTTTGTGCACAGTATAAAAAAGCAGTGTATGCCAGGGCAAAAGCGGATTTATTGGGTGAATATTTGTCGATTGTCAGTCGAGCGCCTAATCCACAGCAAGAAAGCGACGAATTACGGTCACGGTTATTAGCGGAATCCACTTTTGTTATTCGCAATATGAAACAGTTGCCTCGCATTACGGTGAAAATGATATGACCCGACTACAAAAACTGACGGCGTTCTTACGTGCAAATTTGCCTGAATCCTTATTTGCGACAGAATTTAGTAGCGAAATGGATGAACTTGTTTTTAAACGTGCTCACAGAGATTTGGGTAAAGATGAGTCGGATAAAGAACAATATCAAATATTAACGCAAGAATATGATGCGGTAATAGCGTGGGGACGTTGGCCATATCTCGAAATAGATACCCGTTATATCCCTATTTTGATTGAGGCCTGGCATCAAGAGTTAAAAACAGATTTAACTGAACCCGATTTTGATGACGAACCGCCGACGATTGATGTTGATGTAGACGAAGATATCGCAATGGTTGTTGTCACCCTTAAATTAAGCGACGCCATTGTGTTAAAAGAAGATGAAAACGGTATGGTGCCATTTGATGGTAAACGTTGGTCATTAGCCAACCCAGAAGTGTTATTTGCTGAAAATATTGATGTGATCCCCCGTGGTGTGAAATGAGCATTCAAGGGCAATTAAATGCAGAGCAACTAAAAAAATTACGGGCACAGCTCAAAGAATTGGAATTGCCACCGAAAAAGCGCCAGCGGTTACTTTGGCGAATTGCTAAATACGGTGTGATTGTTGCTTCAAAACGCGCGGTAAAAAATCAGCAGACACCTGATGGTGAGGCATGGCAAGGGCGACACGGTAACTACAAAAAAAAGATGCTCCGTAAAATGCCTAAGCTATTAAAAATTCGTGAAATTCCCGAAAAAGGCATAGTCCGTATTTATCTCGGGGGCGGAAATTATCGCAATGGCAGTAAACCTGTGGGTGCGGGTGTCGTGGGATATAGCCAGCAATATGGTATGAGAGCAAAAATTAGCCGTAAAAATGCCAACGACAATAACATACGAAAAGCGACTGAAGAAAAGCCGAAACCGCCAGAGCCTACCGCAACACCGAAACAAGCCAAAAAATTACGGGCATTGGGCTATAAAGTCAAAAAAGGAAAGCGTTGGGTAAAGCCTCCTTTAAAAGAGATTGCAGGAAAGATGCGTTTTTTTCAGGCGGGATATTTAATCCGTCTTTTACAAAATAAACCTAAAAAAACCAGTTGGGAAGTAGATATCCCCAGTCGTGAGTTTTTAGGTATCAGTGATGAAGACTTTATCAAAGCGTTAGAGAGACAACTTCAAGGCATCGGCTACGGTGCATAAAAAAGGAATTTACTATGTGGCCAACTGTTCAGGTTAATCAACATAACCAACTGCAAGGCGAAACAAAGGAAATTGAGCGCATTTTGCTGTTTATTGGTAAAGGAAAAACCAATGTCGGTAAAACTATTGCGGTCAATACGCAAACCGATTTCGATGAGGCGTTAGGAACGCCAGATAGCCCGTTAAAAAGTAATGTGTTATCGGCGATGCGTAATGCAGGACAAAACTGGTCGGGTTACGTGCATGTATTAGCAGAGGATGCGGAAGAATTGGCATTTGTTGACGCGGTGATGGATGCACAAGCAGTTGCCAGTTGCGAAGGGTATGTATTAATTGGTGATGCAACAAAAGCCGTTATTCAATCGGCTAAATCCTTACGCTCTGATTTAATCGCAAAACACGGGCGCTGGTTATTTGCCATTTTAGGTGTCGGTGCAACGCAAGACGATGAAGCGTGGTCGGGCTATGTTGAACGCTTGTCTGCTTTATCAAAAGGGGAAGCGGAATCCTCCATTCAATTAGTGCCGATGTTATGGGGGAATGAAGTGGGGGCATTAGCGGGTCGATTATGTAACCGTGCGGTGACGATTGCAGATAGCCCCGCACGCGTTAAAACGGGCGCATTAACCGATTTAGGTAGTGCGTATCTTCCATTAGACGGCACGGGGAAAAGTCTTGATTTGGCGACACTGCAAGCGTTGGAAAAACAGCGTTTTAGTGTGCCGATGTGGTATCCCGATTATGACGGCATTTATTGGTCTGATGGTCGTACCTTAGATGTTGAAGGGGGTGATTATCAGTCTATTGAGAATCTACGTGTCGTTGATAAAGTCGCGCGCACAGTGCGTATTCGTGCGATTGCTAAAATTGCTGACCGCAGTTTAAACAGCACTCCGTCCAGCATTGAAGCCCATCAAGCCTACTTTGCTAAAGTGCTACGTGAAATGTCACGCAGTACACAAATTAATGGGGTGAGTTTCCCAGGCGAAGTAAAACCACCGAAAGAAGGCGATGTGGTTATTACATGGAAAAACAAAAATAACGTTGAAGTGTATATCACGGTGCGAACTTATGAATGCCCGAAAGGGATCACCATTGGCATTCTGTTAGACACGTCCTTGGAGAATGAATAATGAGCGGGAAACGGATTTCGGGTCAGTCGATTGATTTTAATATCGACGGTGATTTAGTTCATGTTGAGAAAGTCAGTCTATCGATTACAGACAATACAGGTGTCGCTCAAACCAATGGGGTGCCTGACGGTTATGTGAACGGGGATGTATCGGCAGAGGGTGAGCTGGAATTATCCACCAAGTATTTAAATGTGATTACAGCCAAAGCCCGTAGCGCAGGTTCTTGGCGTGCTATCCCCTTAGTCGATTTGATGTGGTACGCAAAAGCAGGGACGGAAGAACTTAAGGTTGAGTCTTTCGGCTGTAAATTAAACGTCACCGATATTTTAGACGTTGACCCCAAAGGCGGGGCAGTCATGACGCATAAAATTAAATTTATCGTCACTTCCCCCGATTTTGTGCGCATTAATGGCATTCCATATTTGGAATCAGAACTTACCGACAAACTGTAATAAAAGGACAGATGTTCATGGAAGAACATAACAAAACACTGATTTCTTTGATTATCTTGGGCGCTTTAATTGCGATTGGCAAAATGATGTCAGGCAGTGAACCCATTACGTTACGCCTCTTTATTGGTCGTGTCATTCTAGGTTCGGCAGTGTCATTAATGGCAGGGGGATTGTTGATTTGGATACCTGGTCTTTCGCCACTGGCCATTACGGGGCTAGGTTCAGCGTTAGGCATCGCAGGCTTTCAATTAGTGGAATTATGGCTGAAAAAACGAGGTAGTGACTTACTGACAGGGAAGTTAAAAAAATGACACTGGGTGAAAAACAACGCAAGTTTACGCGCATGATTGCGGACTTGATTATCTTTGCTTACGACAACGGTTATGAACTGACCTTTTCAGAAGCGTATCGCACAGAAGAACAAGCAAAGTTAAACGCTAAATCAGGCACGGGTATTAAAAACAGCTTACACACTCAGCGATTGGCCGTGGATTTTAACCTGTTTAAAGAGGGTGTTTATCTCACCAAGACAACTGACCATCAGCCACTTGGCGAATATTGGGAATCCATTGGCGGTACGTGGGGCGGTCGTTTCAATGACGGTAATCACTACTCGTTAGAGCACAACGGCGTGAAATAATGAAACAAGCAACGGTGATTTTTTTCGCGTTTATTCTGACTTTTTCGGCGGGCTGGCTGGTTAAAGGTTGGCATCAAGACAGTCTAGAACTGGTCGCATTAAAAACAGCTAATGAAGTCAATAACGCCAGTTTAAAGGCTCAACAAGATTTAGCGAGTCAATCAGCAAGGACGTTAGAAAATAAATTGGAGGAGCTCGCCAATGCGCAACCGCCTGAAATACGCACCGAAATTATTAAGCCTGTGTTCACTCATCTTTGTGTTAGTGATGATTTTGTCAGGATGTACAACGAAGCAATCGACAATGCAGAACGTGCCTTATCAGGAAAATCTACTGACAAAATGCACGACAACTTTACCGAAACTAAACGGTAATACAGGGGCAGATTTAGCCACTGCATTATTAAAATACCATGAGATTTACGGAAAATGTGCCGTTCGGCACAACCAATTAACGGACGAAATTCGTCAAAGGATGGAAAAATGAGTACCAAGAAAAACACAATTACCTTAATCGTAATGGGCAAAGAGCTGGTTTTTGAGCCGAATATGACCGCGTATAACGGCTGGTTAAATGAAATTTCAGCAACGGATAAAGTCGCGCCCACTGTCACTTATTTACGCCGAATTATTACCCCTGAAAGCAAAGAAGCCTTAACAGAGGTTTTGAATATCCCAGGTTCGGCGATGCAATTACTGGAAAAGGTAAATTCAGAATACGCACCTAAATTGGATATTGAACTAAAAAACTAACGGCGCGAGTCGAAGCGATTGAACGCAGTGCCCTCGGACAATATATGGCGTTACGACGGCACTATCTCCCTCATGAACAGGATGATATCGACAGCTTCGCATGCGCAATTTGGCTAGATAACCACTTCACAGAAAATCACCGCATTGCGGTCGCAAATGGCATTGCATTAGCTTTCAAGGGTGAATGATGAGTACATTAGATTTTACACTCAGCATGATTGATAAAGTCACTCAGCCCTTGAAGGCAGTGCAAGCAGGCGTGACTCAATTTGCTGAAACCTCCCAAGAAGCGTTTAAAAATATCGCGGTCGGCGGAGCTGGCTTGGCTGGCTCTGTCTTTGCGTTAAAAAACGTTTTAGATCCCGCATTAGCTATTCAAGACGCCTTAGATATGGCGAAAGTCACAGGTATAGACGATGGCGCGATGAAAAAAATTACCGATGATGCGCTGACCTTTAGTGCGCAATACGGTAAATCCGCGGTGCAATTCGTTGAATCTTCTCTTTCTATCCGAAAGGCCATTAGTGGTATTTCAGATAATGAACTCCCGCAACTGACCAAAATCAGCAACATTACGGCATCGGCACTAAAAACTACCGCTGAAGAATCCAACGCTTACATGGGGAAAATGTTTTCCCAGTTTCAAGGCTATGCCGATAGCGTGGGCAAAGTGACGTTCGCGGAAGAGCTGGCGGGCAAGGCCGTTATTATGTCGCAAACATTCGGCACCTCAATGGCTGAAATCACTGATTTGATGGAAGGGGCACGCTCTGCGGGGACGCAATTTGGGGTTGGTATTGATGAACAGTTAGCCGTATTAGGGGAACTACAACGCTCATTAGGCACGGAATCCAGTGGCGCGTATGAGTCGTTCCTGTCAGGGGCAACGGACGGAGCGAAAAAACTCGGTCTATCGTTTGTTAATGCGTCAGGGCAAATGCTGACGATGCCTGAAATGCTGGAGAAATTGCAAGGGAAATACGGCAAATCCATTGCAGGTAATTTAAAGGCACAAAAAGAGATTGAGGATGCCTTTGGCGATTCGGCGATTGTCGTGAAATCGTTGTTTAATAACGTCGAGGTATTACGCAAAAACATCACGGCATTAGGCGGTGATGACGGGATGAAACGCGCCACCGAAATGGCGAGTATGTTAGCCAATCCGTGGGAGCGGTTATTGTCGATTTGGGAGTCTATCCGCATTGCGGTCGGCATGACACTGTTGCCTGTGATTGTGCCCTTGATTAATAAAATTGCTGATATGGGGCAAATGTTGGTTCGTTGGTTAACATTATTCCCGAATATTGCCAGGGCAATTGGTTATGTGGTGACAGGGTTTATCGCATTCACTGCAATGGGCGCTATGGCGAATATTGTGTTGGGTATCGGTAAATTGCTGTGGGTCGGTATTCTGCCTTTGTGGAAAACGGGGGGCGTGTTGCTCTCACTGATGAAAGGCAAATACGATTTAGTGACGAAAGCCACCGGCTTTTTTAGCAGTTCTCTCGCTAAACTGACGGGATTTTTAAATACCACAAAAATTGCCTCTTTTGCCACAGCCTTGGGATTTACCTCTATCACATGGCCAGTTTTATTGTTAATCGGCTTGTTTGCCCTGATTGCGATCGCAGTTGTGAAATTTTGGCAACCTATCAAGGCCTTTTTTAAAGGTTTTGTGCAAGGCTTTCTAGAGGCCTTTGACTCTATGTCGCCCGTCGGTTCCATGTTTGACGACATCGGCAAAGCGTTGGGTGTTGTGTGGAAAGCGGTCAAAACGGTTTTCAATTGGTTTACGGATTTACTTACCCCTATTGAGTTTTCAGAAAAGACACTGAATAAAACCACGATTGCGGGGCAGGCGTTTGGTAAGAGTGTGGCGAAAGCGATTGAACTATTGTCGTGGCCATTGCGCATGACCATCAAAGGTGTGGGCTTGATTATCACCGCGTTTATCAATGCATCGAAATGGATTTCTCAAACGTGGAATGACTTAAAAAATAACATCATTACAGCATGGAGCGAGACGGTTCAATTTTTAGAGCGTATTTCTCCCGTTAGCGTATTTGCCAGTTTTTGCGCATCCATTACCCGCATAACAAATTTGATGTATGCAGGCATTGCCAAAGGTTGGGATGCCGTGTGCCAATGGTTTTTCTCATTGTCTCCTGTGCAAGCCTTTATTGCGATTTATAACACGGTATCACAACTGTTTGCCGATTTATGGAATGGGGTCGCAGGCGGTTGGGATGCGTTGTGCGGTTGGTTTGAAAACTTCTCTATCAGTGACACATTTAATGGTATTTCAGATTCCATTAAGAGCGTATTTGATGGGCTTTGGAATTGGTTAAGTGACAGTTTTAACAGCGTGTTTAATGCGGTGGCCAGCAAATTAAATTATCTTCCTGGCGTGAGCATTGATTTAAAAGAAACTGAAACCGCCGTCGTCAATTCGGCGTTGTCCAGTGTGCCGGTTCAACCTGATTTTAATGCCATTAATCAAAATCAACCTAACCGCCGTTTTGATTATCAGCCGTCATTATTAACGGGTGGGGATTTAAAAGGCATTAATAAAGGCGGTTTAAATAAAGAAATTAATAACAATCAAACCAATGTTGATAATCGCAGACAATACGGAAATATCACGATCAATAATGGCAATGTGATGTCACCCGCGGATTTGGAAGAGTGGAGCGCGCTTAATTAAGGATAGAAGCCATGGAACAGGCGAAATACATTGATTTACTGATAACCGAGCGTGACTTTACGCTCAATGCAGGCTTTGAGCCTAAATTGTGTAATAACCGTGAAAGTATCACACAAGACATTGCACATGCGATTATTGAAAGTGGTTTAGCGACACAATTAGTCGCCGAACGTAGCCCCACTTTGCGCGCCGATATTCGGATGCAGATTGTGTTACTGGTTGAAGATGATGTGCGACTGATTCCAGGCACGATTATCGTTGATGAAGAAAACGTAAAAAAATTATGGGTGACCGCAGACACCTATGATTTTGGCCGTATTAGTGTCGGGGTAAATTATGGCGAATAAACAACGTCCACAAATTGACTATGAATCGGCATTAAAAGACAACGGCATGCCCATCACTGCGGATGACATTAATCAGCAATTTAACGACATAGTGAAAGAAGAAGGCTTAATTACCAACACTTCTTCTATGTCACCGTTTTGGCGTTTGATTAACACAATCGTGACAACGCCCGTTCAATGGCTCAAAGATGCGTTAATTAATTTGGTGTTCACCAATATGTATCTGGCTACTGCATCGGGGACGTGGCTAGAAATGTTTGCTTGGGGCGTTAATCTGCAACGCAAACCCGCCACCAAAGCGAAAGGGCAAGTGCGCTTTTATCGTGTCGCAGGGCAAAACAGTGTCACAGTGCCAGCGGGCACTATCGTGCAGACAGAGCGCATTAACGGGCAGATTTACAGTGTCGTGACGACGGAAACGGTCACGATTGAAAAAGAGTCGGCCTTGATTGCGGTTGATGCAAGCGAAGCAGGTGGCGCCTTTAATCTCGCGCCAGGTTATTTCCGTATTTTACCCGTTGCCGTGCCAGGTATTGAACGGGCGCAAAATGAAGAAAATTGGTTGTTAGTGCCAGGTGCGGATAAAGAGAGCGATGATGATTTACGTGACCGTTGCCGTAACCAATATAATTTAGTGGGGAACTATCATACTGACGCGGTATATCAAGGGATGATTGCCAGCGTGGTGGGTTTGAGTATTGACCGTATTTTCTTTTTACATGATGCGCCTCGAGGCGCGGGTACCGCCAATGCCTATTTACTGTTAGACAGTGGCGTGATCAGCCAGCCGTTTATCGACAAAGTGAATGATTACGTCAATACACAAGGGCATCACGGGCACGGTGATGATATGCAATGTATGCCCATGCCTGAAACACAACACGCCATTACATTGATAGTGTACGTGGAAAATATCACCAACTTAACCGCCAATGAGCAGAGCAAACTCAAACAAGATATTGAAAATCTGGTGCGCTGTGCTTTTCGTGAAAACACCAGTTATGACGTGAAAAAAACATGGCCATACTCGCGTTTTTCATTTTCCAATTTAGGTCGTGAAATTCACCGCCATTTTACCCTGGTCGATTCCCTGCAATTTAATCAAACGGACATTATCAGTGAATTGAGTGTGCCCCGTTTAACATCGCTGACCGTGGAGCTACAAGATGCCTGATTTCAAGGAACGATTAAACGGCTTAAATTTGCCGTCATGGATGAACAAAGGCGAACCCGCAAAATTGTTAAACGCGGTGCGTAAATTCTGGTCAGGTGTTTATGACTGGATGTTATGGCCACTCAAACAATTGGATGCAGAAACGTGTTCAGAAGAACTTTTATCTGTGCTCGCGTATCAGCGCGATATTCACCGTTTTAAAGGTGAGCCATTAGATTTATTTCGCAAGCGCGTAAAGTTTGCCTTTATTAATGCACGTGATGCGGGGTCGGTCAGTGGCTTTATTGCCATTTTTGAGCGCCTTGGTGTGGGCTATGTCGAACTGTTAGAGCGCCAGCCTGATATTGATTGGGATGTCATTATTTTACGGCTGACCGATGGGCAAATTGCCAATAACCCCGATTTGTTAATGCAAATTGTTAGGCAATACGGGAGAACATGCCGACGTTATCGCTTTGAAGTGATGGTATCAAATAAATTATTGATGCGTTTTGGTTGGGCTGATTGTGAATATCAGACGTACAGCGCATCACTGTTATAAGGAAATAACATGTCACAATCTGCAATTACACTGGCGTTTGAGCGCTGGAAAGCCAGCGCCACCGAAGCACAGCAACCCGTTATTTTAGACGAATTCGTGTTAGCGAATGTACCGAACTTAGATCCATCAAAACCGATTGACCGTAGCGAGGGTTTGCCTGATGCGAAATATATTATGCATCGTCAAGCGGTGAATAAAGTTGGTGTTGTTAATCAAAACGCGGTGGCTTATTCGGTGACAATAGGTGCTGAAATTGGTGATTTTGAGTTTAACTGGATAGGGTTATTAAACAAACAATCAGGCACGGTGGCCATGATTGTGCATGCACCCACACAACAAAAAATCAAGACGCAATCAGGGCAACAGGGCAACGTGTTAACTCGTTCTTTCTTGTTGGAATATTTAGGTGCCAGCAAAGAAACCGCCATTACCACACCTGCTGAAATGTGGCAGATTGATTTTACTGCCCGACTAACGGGTATTGATGAAATGCAACGCTTGATTAATCGTGATAAATACGGTGAAGCCTCTTTCTTTGGTGATGCCTTTTTAGTGGGCAAAACGGGGAACCAATATTTTATTACCAGAGGCACGGGGTATGTTAGTGGTTTACGGGCGTTTCTAGCGACAAATAAAAATATTACGATATCCAATGAAAACACAAAAGTCTGGGTGGATGTAAGCTATCAAGGCAATATCACCAGTGATTGGGATGTGCATATTACGATCACTGTAAAACCTGATTTAAAAAACTATACCGATAATGCAGGTTTTCCGCATTTTGTGTTTGCGGTGGCATCCATTTCGGCAACAGGTGTTATCACAGATTTACGCCCAAAAGGTACATTGGACGCACAATATTTTGATGAAGCATTGAAAAAACATGAACAATCACGCAATCACCCTGATGCGACTACAACCGAGAAAGGCTTTACAAAGTTAGCTAATCAGGTGGATGACAGTCAAGTAACTTCATTAACGCCGTATGGTGCTAAAAAAGAATTAGAAAAATATCAACCCAAAGGAAATTATCAACCTGCAGGAAATTACGTCACTACTGCTACATTTAATTTAGAAATTAATAAAAAGATTGATAAAGCTAACATCTCTCAGCAATTAGCTAATGATGTAAATAAGGTACCAAGTTTAGATTTAGTTACAAAGGAGTTGGGAGGTAAACAACCGAAAGGAAATTACGCGGATAAGTCATCAAGTAATGACCAAATTTTTACTGGTTCAGTTTCTTCGCTGCTAAACATATCATCATCTTCAACAAATTCAACATTAGCACTCGATACAACAAAAGCATACCCTCGATTATCGCATCGAGTTGCCTCTGGCGCTTGGAGAGAGATTAAAATTCCAGACAGAACAGGTGAAATGTCGCTTGTAGGGGATAGTTATACAACTACTCAATCTGACGGTAAATATCAAGCGAAAGGAAATTACGCGGATAAGTCATCAAGTAACGACCAAATTTTTACTGGCTCAGTTTCTTCGCTGCTAAACATATCATCATCTTCAACAAATTCAACATTAGCACTCGACACAACAAAAGCATACCCTCGATTATCGCATCGAGTTGCCTCTGGCGCTTGGAGAGAGATTAAAATTCCAGACAAAACAGGTGAAATGTCGCTTGTAGGGGATAGTTATACAACTACTCAATCTGACAGTAAGTATCAATTTAAAGGCAATTATGCTGATAAATCAGCAACGAATGTTCAAGAGTTTTCGTCAAATGTGAACATTAAACGTGAGTTGTATATCGCTAATACTAATAACACTGTTGGTGTTTCATTAAATGTTTTACAAGATGAGCCTAAAATTATTTCACTACACAAGAGTGGCGCTTGGAAAACAATTAATATTCCAGAAAAATCAGGAACAATGGCATTAGTTAGTGATATTGAAGAAGCTAATATTTATCCTTGGGGTGTCTTAATTCCTTGGTGTGGTGCTACGGCACCTGATTGGGCGTTGGTGGCAAATGGCAGTGCATTTAATAAAACAACCTATTCAAAGCTAGCGCCATATTTCCCTAGCGGTCGATTACCCGATGCGCGTGCAAATGTGTTACGGGGTTTAGATGCGGGACGGGGTGTTGATGTGGGACGACAAATTCTATCGGAGCAAATGGGGAATAGTTTATTAAGTACCGCGATTATTAGTGACCCTGAATCTAAAGGATTCGAAGTAAAAATAAAAGATATTGGTACGTCAGGAACAAATAACCAAGGCTGGCACTGGTTGTATCAACAAACTGAAGGTAAAAACGGCAACGAAACCCGTATGCGTAATACGGCTGTACTATGGATAGTGAGAGCAAAATAATGGAAAAATACAGTTTAGAAGTACAACAAGGAAAAATCGGCAGTAACGGATTTGCAGAAATTGCAGGATGGGTAAAATGTTATCTTATTGACCCGATTACCCGTGAATACATTGGTGCGTCGATGGAAAATGTGCGTTTTGACGTGTCGCTACCCGCGGGAGCTTATCCTGATGAACCCAAATTACCGAAAAAAGAACGACAAGCTATCAGAAGAAATGAAAACGGTGATGCATGGGAATTAGTTGACGACTTTCGTGGGTTAACAGCGTATATCATCGAAACAAAACAACCTATCACCATTGACGTTATGGGTAAATTACCCAAAACCGTCACACTGTTAAAACCGGATAGTGAGTTTGATAAATGGGATGGTGAAAAGTGGGTTGTTGATGAAGCAGCACTAAAAAATGCACAGGTGAATGTGGCTAGTCAGCAAAAAGCACAATTATCGCAAGAGGCTGAAAATCGTATTGTGCAATTAGAGCGTAAAATACGCTTAGCGCTTGCTACGGATGAAGATAAGGCATTATTAACCGCTTGGGAAATTTACACCGTAAAACTGGATGATATTAATCCAGAGTTAGCCCCTGATATTGAATGGCCAGAGAAACCGCAATGAAATGGCAACGTAAGCGTTTTGCACTTTCGGGTGATTTAACGGGTATTAGCTGTTCATTATTGCCCGTTCATCCGTTTATTTATGGTGTCGGGCAAAATACTGCAACAGGCAGTTATTTAAGCCCCACTAATGCAATTAATTATATTGCGAATAAAATTCAGGGTGCGGGTGAGGTTGATATTGTCGTGACGATGATTTGTGCCCGTACTCATGACGAGTTTATCACTGCCATTCAAAGTTTTTCGGGCGTATTGCCTCTACCTGTATTTAGCCAAGTTGAACGTATGGCCAAGACTGCAGAAAGACTAAATATCACCAAAATGCAGATACCGGCTAAAACGTTAGCCGGCATTCCCGAACCTCAAACGTTATCAACCAATAATAGCCGTGCGGTAATCAATGCCGGATTAATTGAAAAAGCAAACAGTGAAGCCTCAAGCGGGGCAAGTGTGGCAGGGTTACTTTCTAGCGTAAAAGGATTTGCTGAAAGTCGAAAAAATATCTTGCAAGGCATGGCTGATTCACTGGCGGGCTTACTGGGGAAATCAACGTCTATTTGGGTGTTCCAGGGCAAAGGTAACGGCGCAGAATTAGCCGATAAAATGAAAAAAGAAATCCCTGAACAAGATGCGGTTTATACCTTGGCCACATTGTTTGTGGGCGATATTGATGCTATCAAAGGAATGATGCATGACACAGACACCACTCAACGAAAATAACACACCGAAAGTCAGCCAAATCATTACATTAGCGCTGGACGGTGAAGCTATTTTATTAAAAAACCTGACCGTCACACCCTCAATGATGTACCAAGATAAAGACCAGTCGGGGCAGTCCTCAAGCACCGTCAACAGTGAGCAGGGGATTAAACCCAAAGAGCTACGCATCACAGGGACTATTCCTTTCACCGAAGAAAAAACGCTAACCCGTTTATTTGCGTTAGCTGAAGCCAAAGAAAATGGATTACTAAAACGCTATCGTGTCGCCAACCGTATGGCCAGCGCGATTAATTTTCGTCTTGGCACATTTACCAACGGCATTGATGCGTCAAAGATGGACGGCAAGCAAGCCTGGCAAATCACCTTTACCTTACGTGAGCATTTATCCGTACCCGAAAAGCGTGAGAGTCGTTCTGCAGGACAGGTTAAAGCCAAAACACAAAACATGAGTGATAAGCCGAAAGCCAACGGCGAAGGAACGCCAGAACAAGAGCAGGAATTGAGTTGGTTTGAGAAAAATGTGTTGAAGCCAGTTAATGATGCTTTGGGGGATTAAAAGATGAAACCGATTAATCGACTCTATTTATCCGGTGATGAAACGCACCTTGTTGACGTGAAAATGGTGCTGGAATTATCTCAATGTGGACGTGGGTTTATTACCGCTAAAACAGACACAGACTACACGGGTAAATTGGTGCGCCTTGATATTGGCTACACGGATTTACTATTGCGGTATTTCACGGGCTACGTGGAGCGTTCGCAACCGTCTCAAAATGGTTTTCAAAAATTGTTTGTGCGCGAGCTGGTTGGCGTATTCGACAGAATGTGGCCATGCTCTTTTCAGCACCCCACCTTAAAACAGATCACCGAATATCTAAAAGAGCACAGCGGATTACATTTTGTGTTACCAGATGCTGAATATGTGAATACCCCAATCCCACACTACACCCATAATGGCACGGGCTATCAATTATTAAATAGCCTGGGAAAAGTCTTTAATATTCCCGATTACGTGTGGTATCAAACGCCTGACGGTGATGTATTTGTCGGCAGTTGGGAGGATTCATTTTGGAAAGATAAAAATGTCGAAATAGACAATCAATTTTCTTCTGAACAACGTGCCGGTAATCAAATGACTATCCCCATGGTGCAAAGTTTACGCCCTGGTGTGAAAGTGAATGATAAGCGCTTAGAGCGTGTGGCGCTGGATAACGACAATATGACGTTAACGTGGTTCAGCCCCGATGCGATTACAGGGCGAGCCGAAAACCGCACCATAGCCCAGCAACACATTGATAATGCTTACCCCGAACTTTCTGCAGGGTTGCACCTACCGAAGTTTGCCCGTGTTGAAGCACCGACAGAAAATACGACAGCGGGCGATATTTCAGACCCCTTTAGACCGAAATACGCCGTTGACGTGCAAATGGTTGATGCCGACGGAAATAATGTAGCTCCCGTTTATAATGCGGTGCCACTACCATTACCCATGGCAGGGAATGAATCGGGAATGTTCCAATATCCGCCTGTGGGTTCAATGGTTGAAATTGCATTTGAAAATGGCCGTGCAGATAAGCCCTTTATTCGTCAAGTGTTAAGTCATGGCAATACCTTGCCCGATATTAAGCCAGGCGAACAACTGCAACAGCAACGCCAAGAGGTATCACAACGGGTTACGCAGGATGGCACATGGCATCGTCAAACTGACCAGAAAATCATTGAAGAGTCGATGCATCGTGAGGTGAAAGCTGATACGGAAAATCGCACCGTTATTGCCAGAGAAACCACCGTACAAGCTACTGATAAAACGACAGTCATTGGCACCAGCATGTTAATGGCAGGTGCCATTATGCAAATTGCTGAAGGTGACTTTAGCCAAGCAACACAAGCCAATAAGGTTGTGGCAGTTGGTAAAAATATGACGGTTGATGTCGGCCTGCAGTTAGAGGAAAAAATCGGGGCAGTGCGTTCCAGTATCGCTGGCGCCATGCAAAAAATTATGGCACCGGTTGTTTATTTGGGTAATGAACAATTGAATGTGATGCAGTGCATGTTAGATACGTTAGATGTGGTGAATGAGTTAGCTGCACTCACTGCAAGCCATACTCATAACAACACGGGCAGTCCATTAAATGCCTCTGCCATTAGCAACACAGGCACCAAATCAACAGGACTTAAACAGAAGTATTCACCTGTCATTGGGTGATAAAATCGTTACCATCCTTGCCCGCGATTGAGGGCTTTTTTGTATTATCTTGTTGACCTTTAAATCATTATTAATTATTGTCTTACTCACGAGGACTCAAAACCTCATACAAGCGGTCAGGCCAACCCCGTCAGTGTTGGATTTTTTATGCCTATCATTTAGTGGGCGCATTGCGCGACCACACCCCGAATAATGTCGGGAGGGCGACGAATACAACACCCGAAAGGGAAATAAGTCCGCGGTCTCTTGTAGCCGTTTTGAGCCTCCTGACACCATTTTATGGTGACATCAAAATCTCAAAAAAATACAAGGGGTCAGTAATGGCTAAATATTCTGTTGTACCATTCGCTTTTGAATCATTTTCAATAAGAACACTAACAATAAAAAACATGCCGTGGTTTGTAGCGGAAGATGTTTGTAGTGCTCTAAATCTAAGTAATCCTACAATGTCATTGAAATCTTTAGATGATGACGAACGGTCTAAGTTAAACTTAGGGCGTCAAGGTAAGGTCAATATTATCAATGAGTCTGGAATGTATACATTGATACTACGTTGCCGTGATGCTATTAAAAATGGTTCTATTGCTCACAGGTTTAGAAAGTGGGTTACAAACGAGGTATTACCGTCTATTCGTAAAACTGGTGGATATCAATTATCAAAACGAAATATACCTACTGATATTCCCCTCTATTGCCCCTGTTGCCATAAACCCTTAGAAATTATAAAAACCCATCAGCGCCATAGACATCACACTGAAATAATCGCTATATGTAATAGCCATGCTTGCCAGCAAGATGCTTTAAAATATGATTTAAATTTCTCATATTACATAGAATTAAAAGGCAAAATAGAAAGCGATGACAAGGATGTTTTAGATAAACTATCATATAAAAAGCGATTAGCTTTAATTGAGTTATTATCTGATTAGTCTATATTACTAATGTTAGTTGAATGAGAATGTTAAATTGTAAAAGGCCAACCTTACCAGTTGGCTTTTTTGTGCCTATAAATTCCCATCTCTACGCCATTCTAAGGCGTTCAATTCTCATAATACATCTGCGTTAACTCAAAATGGATCGCGTTGATAGCGTGTGGCACAGTGCGCGCAATCCCCACGAAATAAAATCATTCACCACGTAAAACGCACTAATCCGCACCCGCCTGCACAATTTGGATCAAAAAAATATTTCAGTTTGAATTTTTTACAAAACATATTGCGAGGGCGCGCTGTGATTGGGTTCTTTGCGTCGGCGTCAAACTGAAATGATTGAAAAAGATTTCAGGTTATTTCAGTTTGAGGGATAGAAAAAGGATCGCGATAAAAATTAACGCATTGATAGTAAAAGAAAATTTATACTTTACGTGGGGTTGATGATCTAAATAAAAAACCAGAGAAAATAAAATAACTCTGGTTAATCATAAAGATAATTATTTTTGAAACTGAAATGTATTACTTAATTCGACCTAATGAATATCTGTATATAGGGTAACTCATTTCATCTTTTCCATTAGCAACACTTAATAAAACCCACTCACCAGAATCTAATAATCTATTTATCTCATGAGTCTGAGAACCTATTTCCTTTACTTCTTTAACACTAGTGATATCAAATGGAACTGTAGTCAT